ATCTCTGAAAATGCTTCTCTGATTGGTTTTACTATACTGACGATTCCGTCAAATATGTTCTTGAAACCATCGATGAGATCGTTTCTTCCGCCTAAATCTTTCCATCCCTGAAGAAGCGCATTGCGGGCGTTAGCAGATTCACCGATTATACCGCCGATCGTGTCGGAAATATTAGTGAGCAGCGCCTTTGCCTCTTCAAAGTCACCGACAATAATTTCCCAACTTTGAGTCCAGCCCGATTGCGCTGCCTCCTTAAGAGTGTCCCATAACTGGCTGAACGTCTTAACTTTCGTGGCAGCGTCTTCTGCGGTCTTTGCAAACTCTAAGGCTTGCTTGATTTCTTCTTTGTTTTTACCGGACTTTTCTGCCAATGCTTCAGCGGCTTTATCGATAGCGTCTGCTTCCCCATACTGGGCTTCGGCCGCGTCTAGTGCTGATTTAATCGCGTCTTCAGATAAACCAGTGTATTCGGCTATGTACTCGTTGGCTCCAGAAGTAGTAAACTTCTTAAGTGTCTCGGTCAAGACCTCTGCCGTTAACCAACCTTCAGACAAAGATTCTCTGAACGAACCTTTAGCTTTTATCGCGGCTTCTGCGCCAGTTTTCAGCTCTTCGGAAGTTTTCTTTAACGCGTCCTGGAACACTTGACCGCCCATGCCGGCGTTAACTACAGAGTTCCAGTCCATAAGTTTAACCGTGCCAGAAGCAAGCGCCTGGGAAAGCTGATACATTGCGGTCGATGCTTGTTGAGACGTGGAGCCCGACACTGCCGCAAGGTTTGCAATACCCTGAATAGCAGATACGGAGGTATCCAAATCAATGCCCGCCGCGGTAAAAGTACCGATATTACGGGTCATCTCAGTGAAGTTATAGATGGTTTTATCGGCATAAGTGTTCAGCTCATCCAAAGCCGCATTTACTTCTTTCAGAGTCGTTCCCTTGCTCTGAGTATTTGCCAGAATAGTCTGAACCGCATTGATCTGAGTTTCGTATTCTTGGAAACCAGTCTTAATCGGGTCGATAGTCAACGCAGCAATCATTCTCTTTCCGGCGTTAACCGCAGAATTTGTAATGTTTGCGAGGGCCGTAACGCCCATTACTTGCAACGCCGAGAATCTAGCTGATACTGTATCGACGGCGCTACTCATTCCGCTCATATCGAATCTTTTAGACGCGGAATTTATGTCTTCAAGCCCTTTGGCGGCACCAGTCAGATTTAAACTTTTCTTGAGCTTGTCAAGAGTCGACATACTCGTCGCGACATTACTCTCGAATTGTTTATTATCAAAACGCATCTCCACTATTCTGCTGTCGACGGTTGTGCTCATAACTTAGTAACCTCCTTCCAGGCATCATTTGCAATCCTATCAAAAAGAGGCTGAATAGCAGGATTGATATAGTCTCTTCCCTGCACCCAGCCTCCAGTTCCGGTCCCATGGCCGTATTGCAAAATAACAGCGATAGGGACCCCTTCATTAATATTCGAGTTGTGAAATGTGATCGCAGCCGATCCCTTTCCGTGCTCTATCTCGTAGTACCAAGATGAAGCCGTCAGGCCAGAATCCACGGGAGTCGCAGACGAAAGAGCGTCAACTCCTGCTCTTCCATACTTATCTAGTATGCCTACTTTAGCGGCCTCTTTGGCTCTTTCTAAATATCGAGTCAGTTTAGAGAAGTCGCCCTTTTGTCTGAAACTAATCACTTGAATCCTCCCTTATGCCATGCCAAGAAGCTTCTTCCAGGTCTTGTTTCGCGCCGTGATCACACCATCGACAGCACAGCCGTTATCCATCTGGAAATGAGCCACTGCCGATGTAAATTTGGGGCCAGCTATACCGTCGGGTTTACCGATTTCGCTATATTCAAGTTCCTGAAGTCTCTTCTGCACATAAATAACCGCACGATGCGTTGAGTTCATCCTTGCGGAAAGTGTAACGGTTTTGGACAGAGTCTCCGGCCCAGCAATGCCATCAACCGATGCACCGAAAGCATGCTGGATATCTTTGACAAACGCCCGCAGAGAATATGCCTCCTTAGGAGGTTCGACCGGGGCTTCGACGACGGGTGTAGACACGCCGTTATCGGTAATATAAGTACCAAAGCCAGCGGCCTTAAGCTTCGCTGCCATAGCTTCCGCATTTGCTCTATCCTTAAATGCGCCGACCTGGATCTTGTAAATGCCACCGTCCTGCACCATGTAAGTGCTAAACCCCGCAGCCTTCACTTTCGCGAGCATGGCGTCGGCGTTTGCTTTATTACTAAAGGCTCCAGTCTGAACTCGATAAAGGCACTCGGTTTCTCCTCTAAGCAGACAGTTCACTTCAGCCGCGATCGACCCAAGGCGGTTGTAAATATAATCACCAGGGCAAGCCTTATTAGCGAACCATCTGTGCACGGTCATATTCTGCTTGTCCACCTGGCCAATAAGAGACTTATCGCCTCTCCATTTGAGCTCCTCGATACCATTACGCTTACAAATGTCTGCGCACAGCTTGATCAGTGACGCGTAAACCTTGTCGTTAATGGCGTAGGGGTCTGCGGTATCACTCGCGCACTCAATCGTAATTGCTCGATTGTCGTTCGAAGCATTCGAGGAACACCAGGAGCGATCCTTTTCTTCAACATACATTCCGATTCTACCGTCAGAACCGATGCCGTAGTTAGCAGATGCCTGGCGACTCGTAGGGGCAAAAACGTTGCCGAGAGTCTCTACACTGCACTGCCCAACAACGCAATGAATCGTGATGGTGTCAATTGCATGATTTCTCGGGCTGGTTCTGTTCGGACTAATTTTCGTATAGTTAACAAATGGACTGTTAGACATTGCTTATCACTCCTTGTTGTTGAGCTGCTTAAACACCTGATTGATACCAGTAGCGGCAAAGCCGGATACGATACCCACGGCCGCAGCCGAAATGTAATCGTTTGCGGGGAATTCCGGAATGACGAACATGCCGACGACGCCAAGAGCTAAGCCGCTAGCGCCGCAAATAATTGGAATCCACTTGTTGTCGACGCCTGTCGCTTTGATGGCCTGTCCGATAAGATAGCAAATAACAGTAATACTGCCGATGCCGGCAATTCCTAACGATGCGATATCCATAACGCATACTCCTTTCTTTTAACCTGTAGTGTGTAATTGTTTTCTTCTAGCAGCGTTCAGTGCTGCATTTCGACTCATAATCTCTCGACGGCTTCTCTTTTTGGGAGGTTGGTTCTTAATATTACACACGTGAATAAGCGTAAGAAGCCTATTGAGGTGCCATTTCTCACACTCAAACGGTATGTTCAGGGCAATCATCCAGTAGTATATAAGCTCGGATGTGATTGTCTCTCTGTTTGTACCGCGACCTTCTTCTTTAGAGAAGTAAGTTGCCGTCATTGGAGATCCGATGTAGTTATTTATTTGGGATATGTTTTTGGCTGTAAGGTACTTATACACGTCCGGGCTCACATTAGGCGTGACCGTCATGCATTTGATATAATCTATTGTTTCCTCATAAGTTTTCTCTTGTTTGGAAAGAAAGGCTTTACACCATTTTGATTCCCATTTTGAAAGGGAGACGAGGGAATGCTCCAGCCGTAATGTCTGCTCTTTAGGTTTAACAAATTCCTGTTTTCCCTCGTCCCAACCTTCTGCGCTCAACGGTACTACGATTTCAAGCATTCTTTACATCACCCGTAGCAGTCTTGCTTAGTCGGAAGCAGAGACGATATTGGAAACTTCTTTAGCGGCATCGCCAGGAATAACCGCCTTAATGAAATTGGCCGCGGCCTTATCGTCAGTCGCAAATTCCGTCATAATCTTGTCAAACATCGGAGTCTGAGTGAATTCGTCAGAGAGCTCGGCAGATTTAATGAAACGCCTACCGTCAGTGCTCTTGACGCCATAAGACTTCGTCACCACGGTTTTAATAAACTCAAACATGCCCTTGGTTACGAGTTTATCGATCAGGTGCGCCCGAACTTCACCATCGGCAGAAGAGTCTACGATATCATCGGGCAAATCGAGAGCGATATCCATGAGCTCCACTCTGTTCAAATGGAAGTAACAATCTTCTGTCTGTTCCTTACCGTTGTAGTCGGTATACGTGATAGTCTTTTTAAGCATTATACTTTTCTCCTTTCATAGTTCAGCAATAATAAAAGGGCCGCCAGCTTACCTGAATACGGCCCCAAAAATAGGCTATTTACGCAGTCAGAAGCTGCGCGATTTCGTCAGGGAGAGGCAGACGCGGCTCGGTGCCAGTCTGCGTATCGCCAGCGCCATCTTTACCATAGAGGATGTCCTCAAGAGCAGCCAGCTTCGTCGGATCGGCCTTGGTGGAGTCAATAGTCAGCGAAGCAGTCGGCTTGAAGCCGGTGACATTGACCGGGGTGGTGGTCACTTCCCAAGAGAAAGTAATTGCCTCCGGACTGTCGTTAATGGTCGAATAACCCTTCTCAGACGGTGCCGCCATGGCGCCGTAGATAAGGTGCAGCTTGTAGCCGTAGTCGTTGCTGTCGACATCGTTGCCAAGAACAGTACGGTAGCAAAGGCCAAACGTCTTACGAGCCTGCTGGCCAATGTAGACGCCAGTAGCAATAGACGCCGAACCATCGCACTCCGCGAATTCGTCCGGATAGGTGTAAGCTTCGATGGTCGCGCCGAATTCCTCGTTGGAGATAAGGTTCAGATACTTGATGTCATCGGCGTACAGGGGGGAAGCTTCCGCGCCAGACGGGCTTTCGGTAACCGCAGTCAGGCCATTCCATGCGACTCCCTTGCTATACACGCCGCCAGTCTGGATGGGGTAAAGAACGCCCATTCTAACGCCAGTTTCATAAAGACGCTCGCCGGTCTGGTCCCATTTAAGTTTAGACATAGTGTTGTCCTCCTTTTAGAAATATAGTGTTAGGGTGTCGTGATTTAGATTGTCAGCCTTATAATGCCGGTCAAAAGAACAGTACGGTAGTCGCAACAGTTTTAAAATGACCGGGTTATCAGGCTTTCTGTCAATCACTATCAGTTCATACCTAAACATAAAAGAGTAGGCCGCATTGTTAGCGAACCTACTCCTGATGTCAGACTTAGAATACACGATTGCCGGATATTCTAGTTTGAGAGATTCTGGGGGTTGATAATACACATGGCTCGACCCCAAAAGTTCTTCCAATTTACTGTGAAGCTCCAGACGAGTCCCCATTGTACACACCCCCAATTGTAAGTATGAGTCTTGGATACGCAACTTCGGCGTTCGTTACCTTCCAGATTCCACCGAGCTTCGGCAGTTGGAATTTAACATACCTTATTGCGAAGAAATGTTCCGTGGCATATGGATCGGCTACGATGGAAATCTCGTTCGCAATATTAATGTTGTCGTTCACGCCGCCGGATGCTTCATGCTTGCTATAGTTGCGAACCAAATCACCATAGTACGGCTTTTCAACAACAGTCTCTTCCCACAAACCGGGTTCTGTCTCAACGGTCTCAACGTAGCCGATTAATCCATAAAATTTAGCCATCCCATTTCACTCCATTTTGATTTGAATTATTACCGATTAGCCCCCGACGGCAGCAGTCGTGTCTTCCTCGATAGCAATCGCAGAGTACACACGAGTCAGAGCTCCGGAGCAACGAGTCTCCAGAAGAGACTTCTGCTGGTTGAAATCGATGTCGAACTGGGTAAAGTGGGTGATCTCACCGCCCTTAGTCGCGCCAAGAGAGTAGTCCGCCAGGTTGACAATCAGAGCCTGAAGCTTCTTGGTCTTACCATCGCTCGTGGTACGCGTCTTGCCTTCGAACTGCTCGGCAGTGTAGATATTACCGACATTCAGGGCAGACGCAAGCTCCGCCTTGCTAGAGTAGATGCGATGGCCGTTACGATCGCGGGCCAGCAGCATGACATTCAGCTTATGCGGGGTGATGAACAGGTCCGGAGTGCCAGAACCCTTAAACTTCTCACGAGAGTACAGCATGGTGTTCACCAGAGATTCGGCCTCGATGAAGTTCTTGCCGAAATACGTGCCGGTGTCGGTACCCTGAAGCTCGGTCTTAAGCGCCTCCATATCGACATCCACGTGCATGGTGTACAGATCATCATCCAGCCAGATAGGGCGGATGTGCTCCGGATGGATCTTGTCGTCATCCGCTTCACCGCGACCATCACCAAGCATAATTGCAGTGGCGAGTTCCTCATTAAGCATCATACGATCGATGTTGTACAGGTACTGCACATAGTCAAAATCAGTGATGTCAACAATATCATCGCGATGCAGAGCGTTCTTCACGTAAATGGTCTGCGGATCAGTGGTACGGCGGACAAGACTGAAGTTACCGGCCTGCTTCTTCTGCTTACCCTTATCGTAGCCCTTGGCGCGCAGAGCGTCGATGTTTCTAATGTCGACCTGGCCGGTGCGAATACGGGAAATGGGGCTCTTATGAACCTTCTGCATAACGACAGAAATCCAGCCCTGGTCGTTGGTGATCAGCTCAGGAGCGCCCGGGCGCACATCCTTATACTCCGGGAAAAGCTTGGTAACATTGCCGGCACCCGTCTGGATAAAGCCGCCAGCCAAGGCGTCGTGCTCAAGCTTATTCTCCTCAACGTAGATGCCAAGCGCAGTCTGGAAGCTACCTACGTTGCTGGCCTTAGCCATGCTCAGAATATCCTCCTGATCAGCATGGCTAAGAACATTGCCCTGCTCGTTGTTGTCAGTATCAAAAACATTGTGCTTCATATTGGTGTCCTCCTCATCATCATCATCGGCCGTAGCATCTTCAATAGCCTGGCCGATCATTGCGTACACGACAGTCTTCTGCTTCTCGTTAAGAGTATCGAAAACGTCAGCTACGGTCTCTTCCTTGTTGATTTCGTTATCCATTTCTTTATTCTCCTTTTTATCTTCTTTTTTTTCGTTAGCATGACTCAGAATCGAGTCTTCATCGTCATATTCGGAATGATACAGAAAAATGGTTTCACCAGTAAAGATCTGGGCCTCTTCATCAGACTCTTCGCCATGGCTCATGACCGAGTCAATAAATGCGCCAGGATTTGCGCCGGCGAGAACCAGACTCACCTCACGAATATTGCCATGGACAACATTAGAAAGCTGCTGCTTCAACTGATTCGCGTAGATCGACAGAGCGTTCACGTCGCCATGCTGGACAAGAAGCTTGGCGGTCTTGCCGGATTCAGTGTCATTGAACTTGCAATAGGCGTAAACGCCCTCGTCTCGGTTTTCAAGCAGAGCGTGACCGAGAACACGGTTAGGGTCATCATGATTGTGGCCCCACACAAGCGGAACTGTAGCGCCATCGTTATCCTTAAACGCATCTTTCATGATGACTCTACCATCGGAGCATTTAAGATTAGCTTTGGTTGCCCATCCGCTAAAATCAAATCTAGCCATTTTGATTTTCTTCCTCCCTCATTATTTCTTCGTAGGGTTCTTCATCAGCCTGTTGTGGATTCACGTCCGGCTGGGATATGTTGCTGTTAACAAGCTGATCAGCTTTAGGATCGTTAGACGGCGTCATCCCGATAATCTGTCGGATTTCGTTAGAAGTCAGAATCTCGTTCCGCGTGAATTTATCAGCAATCTCGGCGATGTCATTGACCGGAACCAGTTTAAACGGATCTCTGAAGAACATGATCGTCTGCCTTTGGGTTCTAGCCGTTTTAGTGAGGAATGTTCGTTTCATCGCATCAACAATAGCCGACACTATCGGTTCGATAATTCTGCTGTAATAGTTAAGCATGGTCTTATCGTCGGCGGTGCCATCTAAGATACTCTGCGTCATTCCAAGCTGACTAAATGCTAGATTCGTAAGGTATTCGATTTGCTTCAGGAGATTGTTTTCGAGAGATCGGTTCAACTGAACTATCTTTTCGGTTCCATCCGCATAGGCGATACCGTACTTTGAACTGGCTAGCTGCTGTTCGATGTCCTTTCTTCTATTCTCAGCCTGCTGTCTTCTTCCTTCGGTTTTAATAACGTAAGGGAGCTGAATAATCAAATCTAACTTTCCGGACGCCGTTTGCTCATCTGTCACGTCAAGCAAAGATAGTTTTCTTATAAGCCGCTGCATAGTAGAATTAGGTTCATTCATAACAGAATATAGCGGGTTCTCAACGATGGCTACCGACTTTTTAGGCAGTACAACATCTTCTCGTCTTCCGGTTCGGTCATTGTAAACGTTCACTCTAACGTGTGCCGGGAACCATTCTACAACTTTCCCAGTTCGCATTGTTAAAATATCATATGAGCTGGTATTCTTTGGGTCGAGATCTGTATCGACAGGGACTAAAGCAACGCAGCCTTCGTCGAGCATAGACATAACGGCATCCTGAATGAATGCTCGCCCAGTCTGGTCAATGTTTGCCTCGACATTCAGACATTCGTTGAGCCCGGAGTTGATGGTGTTTAAATATCTGCCGTTTTCATCGAGTCGACAATGCTGTATGCTAATCGCGGCAGCATCTAAGGAAATTCGATTAAAGATAGAGGTTACAATCGACCGTTCGTTACGTCTCGCAAGAAGCACTCTATCTGGTCTGTAACCATAACCCGGACCAACATCTCGATAAACTACAGTAGGATCTTTATTACCCACGAATGCATTCCAGCCATGCTGGAGTCTAGATAGAAAACCCATTTAAAATTTTCCTCCTTAGTCAAAAGCCTCTCTATTGAGTTTAAACGCGACAAAAGCGTCCATCATCGCTGCTACAGCGTCAATTTTCGCATCGTATCGCTTTTTCAATAACTTGCGGTTTCCGTTTGTGTCTTCCAACGTGATACAGTTGCCCATGGCGAAAGTCATGAGGTCTTCGTCGAAGAGAAGCATGCGTTCCTCAGAGAGTTTCTTCAACTCGCCTAACGGAACCGACTCTGTTTTTGCGCCCTGTATCACCTTCTCTATACCGAATGGGCCGTTTTCGGTTTCCCATCTCTCCACAAACTCCCTAGCGTTATAAGGGTCAAAGCCAAAACATCTGACGTCGTACTCGCATTGGGTTATGTGGCTATCAAGATCCTCGTAAACTTGCATCATGTCGAGAACGGTTCCGTCCATGACTATCAAGCTACCTTCTTTTATGAAATCCTCATACTTGTTTCTCATAGCTAAAGGCAGTTTCGTCAATGTCAAAGAAGTTATGTAGTTTCTAGTCTTGATGCCGAAGCAACCGTTGGTTAATGGGAACATAAACGTGAACGCGCAGAAATCGTCGCCTTGCGAAAGGTCCGCCCCAAGAGCGCATGGCATCCCCCAATAATCTCTTCTCCTGTGAGGAAGTGTTTCCTCATAAGTGAAGTAGTAGGTGTAGCCTTCCATCGGGATTCCAAATCTCTTAGCCAACGTATCGTTTCTAGTGGCGGGAGCATTCTCTGCTCTTTCTACCTCCAACTGGTAAGTTTCATAACTTACAGTCTTCCCAAGATTCGGATTAGCTTTAAGCCACATACTAGGGTCAGCGACCTCGTCAACAGAATCCAGTTTGTACCACCAGATAGACGTGTGAATATCGTTGTACTCGCCTTTTAGGATACTCATTAACTCCATTTTGATTGTATCGCCGCTACCATTTCGGACGGTGCCTTCGGAACTAATGGCAAGGATGAAATAGTCCTCATTCTTTGCAGCGCCCTGCGCAGCAGCACCAACGACGTCTTCTCGAACGTCGCCAGAAAGCCATTCGTCCACTGACACGACTTTGTCTCTTCGCCCCTGGTACTTATCGATACTCATAGGAACTATTTCGAGCAACGAGTTGGTAAGGAAATTCTGAATGCCCTTCTTTGTACTCGCTAGTTTCTGTCGGTTGTTCTTTGAACCTGTGGTATTTTGGAGAGACCCCTCGGTTAGGAACTTAAACAGTGGCCCCTTTGCTCTTGCAATGGCCGTTCGTATAGGGGACAGAACCTCGTCGGCTTGCCTGATAGTCGGGGCAGTAGTTGATTGCTGAGTGGTCGACGTATCCACATTTAAGAAGTAACTTTGTATGCAGGAAGCATACATAGACTTTGCAGCGCCTCGACCGACTATCAAATACTGTTTGTTGATGAGACGCTTTTTAATTCGCTTATTAACATAATGGCCGCCATGGCCATCTGGGTAGGGTTCATACACACTACGGTCAACAAAGTAATACCAACCGAATACCTGCTCAGCCCACAACTTAAATGAATCGAGAAGATGCAGATCCTCACCATTAGTAAGAGTGAGCTCTTTTTCGCAATAATTAACAAAACCCTGGATTGCTTGGTCATCATACCAAACCCCAGGGTTAGCTATTAACGCATCTATTCGGTTCATTTCCATCGAGACTTCTCGACAGACCGGTATTTCTCCTCGGATTACGGCGTCACGGAACGCACCGTAATACTTTGGAGTAGCGGTGTTCGATAACGCCATAAATCGTCACCTACTTCAATAGTCAGTTTTATCTAAAAGTATCTCTGGCATACCATCGACTGTCATGTAATTGTTTTCTGACATTTAATTCACCCACCCTTCACTCTTTTTTAATAAATATACCCGATAAATTCTCTTGCTTTCTTTGCAGCTCTGGCGACGTCTGATATATTCTGAGAACCAAATGATACGCTTTTACCGTTTAATGTAACATTATGTGAGGTTAGATATCGATTCACTGCGTATGTTCCAGCGGCGACAGCAGTAGCAGTGGCTGCTGTTTTTACAGTCATTGTTGCTGTTCTTTTAAGTTTTGCTTTTGTCTTAGACCTTCTATCGGCAACACCAGGGGCTCGTCTAGCACGAGCTCTCTCAACATCGTGTTTACTCATCAACTTGTTATATGATTTTTGAAGACTTTTATCATTTGGACTGGCGTCAAGTTGTTTTTTTAACTTTTTAGCTGAACTAAGATACTTACGAGATAAATCGGCTCCGACTTGATTTTTAATTTGTCCTTTGCGATAAGTAGTGTTTCCTTTAAGAGCCTTTTCATATGCTTTATTGTCTTGTTTATATTGCTGTTTGAGGTTTTTATCACCTTTATTACTCTCATAAGCCATTTTAGAAGCGTTAACTTTTTTACCAAGTTCAATTGCGTTTGCTCTTTTTTTACTATTTTCATTCCATTTTTGAAAACCCTTATCGACTTTTTCATTTTGTCTTCTAGCTATAGCGGATTTAATTCCAGTAGAATGATAACCTCCGGCTCTTCTTGCTCCCCACTTCATACCTTTTACGCCGTAGTGATAGAGTTCATCTTTGCAAATGTAGTAATCCATTTTGTCCTCCCTCTTCGTTTCTTGTATTGTAGAGAGCTAGAAACCTTTCGCTAGCCCTCTAGCCAAGTCAGCCATAACCCAATCGCCAATGGCCTCGATAGCGTTTCTTCCTACACGTTCATAGGTTTTATAGGCAGCTTCTGTAGCGGCGATTGTTCCGGCTGTCTTTATGATTGCGCTTGTTATCGCCTTACCCTTGCTAGTTTTCCGGGTTAGGTCTTTATACTGTCTCTCCATCTGAAGGCGATTGTTTACCGATCGTAACTCAGAATCACTCATAGACTTGACTTTCTTTCCGCTATGAGCTCTCTTATAATCGTCGTGTACTCCTTCTGAGGCCGCGCGCTGTTTCTTGTGTAAACGGCTTCCGCCGAGCTGCGTTTTAGTGCGCCTTACGCCCCAGCGCATACCTTTCACGCCGTGGTGGTAGAGTTCGCCATTATAGATATAGTATTCCATTTTGATTCTTCACCTTTCTTCGGTAAACCGATTAAATGTAATAGATAGCTTCGAGTTTACTCGGCCCCCAGTCAAACAGCATAAACCGTTTGTGAGACCCTATGAGGTCTTCTCTATCAGACCATTCATCGGTGGCGTTACCGGAAGACAGCCTTCGAACCATCACGCCATATACGTCGGCCCCTTCCTCGTGATGCAAATGACCGGCATGCACTTCTCGTGTACACGCCGATGCAAATTCCTCTGGGAAAGCCACTGGGAATATGTGGGCTAAATTTTTAGGAGTCGCCTTCTTCGAGTCTCCATGAGTAACCATAACCGCGTTACTCCCGTAACTGATCACTTTACGAAACTCGATAGAATCGTCCACTATAGTCCCCCCGTAGCGTTCCAGCAGAACTTGCATAAACATCCACGAAATGCTTCTATCATGGTTTCCAGGAGAATAGAGCACCTTCACCTCGTCCGCTTGATTGATTGCAGCATCGATTACCGCATACATGAAGCGCTGGCCGTCTTTCACGGCTCGAACCATATCGACCTTTTCAATAGGCGTGCCTTTGGTGGTCTGACCGTTAACGATGCTGTCGTTGTGAAAGAAGTCCTGGCCAAAAGGTATAACGACCCTCTTCCAATGACGTCTGTTCACCACGTCGAGTATCTCATTCAGGACAGGCTCATAGTAATCCATAAAAGCAATACCCCAATGCATATCAAACAGAGAGATTTCGAGCATATTGCAGGCATCAGGGTGCGGCTCTGACCTGTACTCATACGGTTCGACTTGGCCATTTAACGCTTCTAGGAAATCTTTAGGATCAAAAGCATCAGCATGCTGCTTGATCCATGCCTGCACAATGTCGCCGGTTGCCGACACCTGTACGGTTGCTCCATGAGCCGTGAACCCATCATAGGTACCTTTAGAGAGCGTCAGTTCATCCGGATAAGCCGCTCTTGTCCATCGATTCACAGCCGTTCCGAAAGACCTGAATGACATCGGCTCCTTGACTTGCCGAGTGTAATACTCATAGACCTCGCGGTTACTGGCCCCGCTCTGTTTCATCTCACAGCATGCCTTCTTAAGCTCTATAGGTATGTAATTCCCCACTCATTTAACCTCCTCCGGTTTCGCCTGGATCGACGGCCACGTTAAGCCTCCACTCCAGTTCTGCAATCTGGCGATTAACCGCGTCCATTACTGCCGAGCTCATGGGAGGATCGAACATAAGTCGAACTTTCAAATACATGTAGGTCTTAACCGCTTGAACATTGGTGAGATCCGGGAGAAAATCCGACCAAGAAGCGCTATCGTCTTCGATGAAGAACGCTTTAGAAGGGCCGACACCGAGCTGGGCCAAAATCATAAACACGGAGTTGATGTGCATGATAATATCGCCATCAAACTGTGTGTACTCCTCTGCGATACCCAGCAACTTTTTGATAGATGAAAGTATACTTTCCATAACGTCCCTCCTTTAAAGCTTAATGCATTCTTTCTTGCAGAATCCTTCGAGACCGACTTGAGTGTAGACCTTGTAGAAGTCATCGGTAGATTCGTACTCTACCACTTGAACAGTCTCATTGCTCAATATTTCACAAATAACCTCGGAGTCGATACTAGGAAACTCTCTTACATTGAGGCGATCGCAATTTGAAACTACCCCGAACACCGGCTCATCGCTTTTCTTTCCCATTTTGATTTCTCCCCATTAAATTATTCGTTAGCGTTTCCACGGGCAAGTATCGTTCCGGCTTCGTTGCACTGGGCCAGTAGCCAACAGAGTCCTATCGCCGTAGTGTATCGCGTCGTGCGTACTCTTGATAGTGCATATTAAATACTCTGGATTCAGAAGGAACTCCGTCCTTTGTATAATGTCGTCCATAGTTATAGGATTCATATGGTGTACTAGTATTCGCCCATAGATCTCTCTTCCGGGAGTAGCTAAGTCACAACCCTCATCCCTAATGATGACTTGGTCTCTAACAGCTAGCCATTCTGGATCTTTGTAGAACTTCTGGTTGATCCACCGATCAAAGCCAAAAGTTTCCTCTCCTACTTTTCCCCCGAGTCTCAGGTAGTCATACCGCTCTTCAAAAGTAGGAAGCGCTATCAGTTCAGAGTATGTTCTAATAGTCCTCATCGACTGTACCCTGCCCGTTGTATTCTCGCATAGCTCTAAGAGCTTCCTCATAAATCTCGTCAGACCGCTTACCGGCCTCAATAGCATCGGCCTTAACTTCAAGAAGCTTGTTCTCTTTCTCAAGCTTTTCTCTTTCGAGACGCTCTCTGGCCGTAGCTAGCTTCAGGAAATGCGTAATAACCTGAGAAGAGGCAGTCCCTTCTCGAAGTTGCTTTTCAGCTAAATCTACAGCTAAGGAAATCATCTGGTTTTCTCTCGCTTCGGTAGATATTGCAGGCCGCATCTTTCCTTGGGGGGTTACGACCTTTGTTTTACCCATTGGTACTGCCTCCTCTCTTTGTAATTATGTGATGATATGGTATTTCTTTCCTGCCTCGAAGACACTTTTATCAACCTCGGGCCAGGAACCATTACTTTTACGGTAGATAGACTTGGCCTCAATAAATGTGCCATTAACCTTTAAATATGTGCCTGTACCCACTTCGAAAAGGGTCGCTTTTGCATACAGTGTCAGGTCTGCGGCTGCTGTCGTATAAGTTAGATTAGTGCTTACGAGCTGCGTACAGGCAATATCTGAGTACCATCCGTTAAAGGTTGCACCATCCACTAGTGTGGCCGTAAAAGTTACTATATCGCCGTCCCACGGTTCTGCATCTGATACGATCACCGAATTAACACCGTTTCCAGCTGTTAGAGCTGCGCAGGAGAAGCGCTTGAAGTACAGTGCGAGCTGGCCAACTGAGCAAGCGGCTGCGATAAAAAGGTTATCAATGTGTAGATGATATCGGATCGTCGTCGTTGAAAATGGCATACCCAGATTTCGCAGTAGATTTAATGGCAACGCCTTGCCCATATGATTCCACGCCGACTGCGCAGTTATCTGCCGTTAAATACTGCGATGCATTATCATATACGATTTTTAAGCTACGTCCTTCAACTCTCATGTACCGTCACCCACTCGATAAGATGCCGCAATACCGTCAGCCGTGTAGTAGTACACAATCATCGCATTCTCGGTATCTTCAAACGCAAATACCTGATGATATAGCACCCCATCGTAAAACCAGATCACTTTGCTGGACAGGATATACTGAATAATCTCTTCGATGGTGCTATCTGCTGTCAGGATTAGCATGTAATCCCCACCGACTTCCTGCGCTGTCGGTGTAATGGTATGATAAATCAGTTCGTTCATACTGCATCACCCCATATCCAGATAAATGTCTCCGTCAGTGCCTAGACTATCGACAGGTGCGCCATTACCGGAATAGCAGGTTTGAACAACCAGAGCTCCTATAATAAGGTCACCAGCTTTATTATGGGCCGTATAACCCGAAAGTAAAGCCTGGTCAGTGACGCTGTCTCCGGTTAAGTCTATAAGAACATCATTCCCAAAAATGACTTTACTTCTGGCCATTTGCTCACGCCTCCCCAGCGATAGTAACGGTCTTTCCACCTGCGGAGTTATCAGTCTCGACAAACGGGGTAGCTGCGACAGTCACCTGGGAGAGGTAGTCATAACCAGCATCGGGGAGAACCGTCTGCTCGATTGTTTTCGGGGTGCAGCTCTTGGCATGAACCGTAACTTCACTAGACGGTTCGAGAGTGCCGGTCACGCCGAGAATAGTAATCCCCTGCTTGATGTTAGAGGCAATAAGTTTAGCCTTTTCTGTACTGAGAAAACTGGCCTTGCCGCTGCCGTCATGGTAACCCTGAGCGATAGAAACCTCATCGGAAATAGAAGAAATTGTAAGCTGGACCGAGCCATTGTCCGGCATCGTGCCTGTAAGTTTAGTGCCTCTAGCATATGCGGTCTTCCCGGCAAGCATTTCGGCCACCTTTACGGTAGCGTCCTGAGAGTTTACATCGAACGCACACGTGCCAATAATCGCTGCGCCACTCGCGTCGTGTGCTGTATAGTTAACTAAAATTTTGTCGGGTGTTACCGAGTCTGCGGTAAGGTCGATAAGAACAGTATTACCGTAGACTACTTTATTTGCGTACTGATTTGTTGCCATGTTCATCTGCCTCCTATGATTATCGTTTTACCATTTTGCTGGTTGCTGACCTCGTAATATGGTATAGCTTCCACCGTCACATCGTTAGCCAGGTGACGATCCGAAGTGTTTAAAGATTGCGGTGAAACTTTAGGGACTACGGTGTAGGGGCCCTCGTAATCTTTATAGCCAACTGGCATCGACAAAGATCCTCTAAGAGCAACTTCCGATGAGATACCCCCGAACAGGTTTCCGTCGACCTTAATCGTTCCGACCAGGTTACCTTCTTCAACTATAATGGGGCCACTCATTATGTGATCTCCTCCATAACTTCAAAAATCGATGGCTCGATCACTGTGTAGATGTCACCAGACGCCATGGTCAACTGAACGTCGTATTTGTACTTATTAAAAGAAAGACTTTTGGTGTCTGACGGCTCAATGCGTATGACATTGGAACCCGTGGTAGACTTTTGGACGAGAGGCTCTGCGTCTTTGGCACTTTTCTTTATAGTAAAGTAGAGAATATCACCACTTTGCATTCGGTATTCTTCACCATTTGCTTTGTTTGTAATAGGCACCGTCAAGCGAGCAGTGTCGCCTCGGGTGAGTCTGATTGTTCCATTGTCTAAAATATATAACATGTAGTCCGCTCCTTTCTTTCAAAATATGTAAAGTCAGGATAGCACTTAAAGGGGCTCATAAGGTGGGTAATAGGACGGATAATGGGATAGAAAGGACATACCAAGTGAAAGGAGAAAAGGTGACCCGCAAAAGAAAAACAGAAAACAAAATAATCTTTTCAACTAAAAAGTTGTAGGATTAACCTTATGAGCCCGTTTAAATGCTACCCCACGTGAAATATGAGATAGCGTAATGTGGTTTATGAAGAAAATGGGGTGAAATTGTTTTCACAAAAATATCCGCCGGGGAATTTTTGAAGACCGCCGCGATGCTAGGAGGGGGTGCTATTTTCGAGACCCCCCCCCTATGGTTTTATCCTTCCATATGCTATATTTAGCCAGCATCCGCGAGTTCTTTGACTACTTTTGTGTAAGTATTCGTGAAATCGTATTTAATAATTTCGTCAATTGCTTTTTCAATTTCAATTTCGTTCTCTTCTTCTGAAAATTCTTCAGATGTTTTGGCTATACGATCAAGTCTTCCACAACAATCGTAACCTTTTTCGACATCGAACATGAACCAAGAAGCGAATTGTTCGTAAGGATCAAAAGGATTGTCTCTTGTTGAAAGAAAGCATTGTCTCATTGTTCAATTCACTCCTTTCATGAATGTAAATACTTCGAAACTGCTGAAGCCGAAATGCCAAACTTCTCTGCAATCTGTGCATTCGTGTATGTTCCTGACAAAGCCTTGATCTGATTGATCTTAGCTTGACTAAGCTGTACTGTGCTACGAGGCGTAGCTCTTTCTCTAAGCACATCAACGTCACTGTTATTGAGAATGCGTGTTAGTTTAGTTTCACTAATAGCGCCAGCTTGAATAGCTTCCCATTCTTTATCAGTAATCTTAATGTTTCTATCTTTACGAGGCACAGAGCCAACTTCTTGTCTATACTTAGTCAATGCTTGCTGACCGGCCTTCTTGATGTCTTCTTTAGACATGTCGGGGTTAGACTGTTTCTTGGCCTTAACTTCAGCATTAGCCATACGCTGTGCCGCACGTTCGCGGGGTGCGTTCAGTTCTGCATCGTTAAGTTTAGACATAAGAGAGTTATATTCGTTTATGTACTTAGATTTAGCCACCTTGTCATACTGGATCTTACCCGTGGCCATGACCTCCATGCGTGCCGAGTTAGCTAACGCTTTCATCTCATTGGCATAGTCGGCATAGACAATCTCCATGGGGTGTCTAGCTTTGGAGAGGAGGGTGTAGGCGTCATCGGTCTCCTCCATCTTGGTGGACTTCTGGTGGCGCTTCTCGGTCTTATAAGTAATGGTTCCTGACTTGTCGGTGAATATGACTTCCCCAGTTTTAGGGTTTACTTTCTTGACGGGGGTATACTTAGCATACGCCTCCTTATCCGTCACATCATAGGTGATCTTCTTACCATTAGTGGTCCTGATAGTCATAGTACCCGTGGCCTTGTCATACTTGCGTACGGGGTAGTACAAATCGTCGGCAGTCTTCCATACCTTAGCACCCTCAGGTCTGCTAGGGTCATACCATTCCTTGTCCTTTGAGTTGATGCGATAGCTTCCCTGTCTTTTATCAACAGTGTACTGACCGCTTGCTTTCGAGATGATAGTCGCTGCACCGCCAGACTTCTTACCCTGGTAGTCTTTTCTAAGCGACGCAATGTCATTCTCGATTTCACTTCGCTTATAGTCCAGCTTATGCTTGCCGGCATCAATGACTACCATACTGTGCTTAACAGCTCTGGCTAATTCCTGGTCAGACGCGCCAAGAAGTGTCATATCTGTGATAAGGTTACTGATCTTCCCCATCTCAGATTGAGTAGCGTCCTTCTTAGTGACAGGGTCTTTCATGTACTTCATGCCAGGAACTTCAGGGTATGCGGTCTTAGGGTCAAATCCTTCGAGTTCTGCTAAATAATTCTTGTGAGCAATCTTCACTTTACCGCGACTGTCATGGGTAGGAATACACATGACTGTATCGCCATCAAAGTCAGCACCAGACAATTGGTCTGCGACTTTTTTGTTGATACCAATGGCATCCCGGACGTCAAGACCCAAGATCTTCTTAGCTGTAGGTTGATTGTTATTGACAGTCAGGACAGGTATCTCGAAAGTGCCCGCATGAGGATAACGAATAAGGGCAAGCTTTGTCCCATCTTTGTAGTTAGGTGCAAAGACTTCGGTATCCTTCATTGTGTTAATAGGAATGATAGCATGGTACTTCTGCCCAGGTAAGGCTGCCGCTTGTAAATGGACTGCGGCAGAATCGCATTCGTCTGCAAACTTAGTCAGCAGATGCTTCTTAACTGTCGGGTTAGTCAATGAGCACAGCTCGTCGTACTCTTCAAGTTTATTGGCTTTTGCTATGCCAAGCTGCTTACGCGCCATTTCGACAGACTGCTTGGATAAGAACTGAGAAGGAAGCGCGTCTTTCCAATCAGACCAGTCTCCTTCGTCAGCTCTTTTATTGATGAGGCCGAGCTTCTTATTTGGATTGGTGCTACTCCCTGGTATACGTTCCCCCGTCTTCGAGTCATACCAATACTGGCCACCTTGCTCGGCATCTTTGATCAACGAGCCAAACGGGTTATCTGGGTCATCTTTAATATCTTTAAGACACCCTAGTTTTCCCTTTGACCTGGATTTGTTAGTATTAAATATAACGTCGACACCGGGAGGCATATCATCAGAGTAAACGGCCATTCCTTTGATGTACTTCTTACCATCCACCATAATACGAACCTGAGAATATCTAGAGTCGCCTAGCGACAGATCAGGCACGCCTCTTCGAAGTTCTACAAGACCATCCTTATCGATACCTCCGTCTTCCATATATCGAACCATAAGGCGCTTCGAATCAAGACTTTCGGGATAATGGAACTTCTTTTCATACGTCTGCCCATCATCTCTGCTAATATACTCTTTCAAGGAATGGACATTCTCGTATTTGTAAATATCTTTGTGCGGAGTACCAGGAGGACAGATAACTTTGGAGTTGGTCTGTTTTCCTGGGTTATTTATTTGGCCGACGCCTCCGCCCCACACAGGATATCCTTCTGCTTCAAGAATATAAAGAGCTTGGTTAAGTTTTTCTCTCGAAACATTAAGCTCTCTTTCGACACCCTTACCAACTTCGATCATACCTCTGGTGTTGATCTGTTCTCTGATAAAGTCAGCGGTGCTCATGAATTCCTTCAGTTTCTCTTCTCGTTTTGGCTCCATCATAGAACGAACGGTAGATTCGGGAAGACCCATTTTCTTACCAATTTCGGTAGGCCCAAGACCTTCCTTATCACGAAGTCGTTTCATTGTCTCTAACTGGTAGAGTTGGCGAGTATAGTTGGCAACGCCAATTTGAGCTCTCAGTCTATTAATGGAAGGCTCTTTCTTCTCGTTCACAATACCCATTGCTTCAGCGATTTCTTTTTCGCTTTTGCCCTGTTTTCTATACTCTTCAATTCTGCCGAGGAAGTCTCTACTACGCTGGTAACCATCTTCACCAGAACCCCAAGGATAGCGGCCGGATCGGCGAGGCATACCGTAATGGTATAGAGCATCTTCATCGCCATTCAGTATGGCCACCATTTCATCAACTACTTGGTTCATAGTGTCATCCTTCCTCTCCGTCAAGTTGTTCAAGTAACTTATTGAGATGGACGATCTTGTCCATTATGGGCAAGATATCTTCGGCTGTCGGGTTGAAGTAGATTACCTCATCATTCTGATAGATCCGAAGTTCCATCTCGATATCTCCGGGTTTAACTCTGTATTCCAAACAGAAAAGAGCAGCATATATTTCAAGCTGCTCCATGTGCACAGGAAGTTTACCTGTCTTCAAGTCATGTATGCGTAATGTGTTATTTCTGAAAGATATAGCGTCAGCAGTACCGAAGAATCTTTCAGAATAAAATAAAACAACCTCAGTATCCATCTTGTACCCGATCGCATCGTTGACATATGCGTAAAGGGTCTTTTTGGATCGAGGTTGTTTTATTCCCAAGTCTATGGTGTCCTTAGCCCATTGGTGCAATCTTGAGCCGAGCTCCGCCGCCTTCCTGTTCGAATATACTTCGGCAGCTTTATCGTCATCATATCTAAGCCATGTTGATTGGCTCGGACTGAATGGGGCGTGCAACCCTTCAAGATTTCTGTGGTTGTTGAATCGCATAAATATTCTCCTTAAGTTAGTCGTTAAAGAAATACTCTAGCTCAGCAAGAACAGCTTCTTTGTTCTCTGGAAATATAAATCTTGAGAACGACATCTCGTTGAACAAATCAACATAGTATTCTTGGTTGGGCTGCCTTTTTGCATTCCGACTTTTTTTGTTTTCGAGTAAGGCCCACTTATCTTTGTAGAGAACCAGCAAATCTGGAATGCCTTGGATTTGATCCATTTTAAAGACCATGCAACCAGGAAAGAGTTGTTTTAAATCATCCCGCAGTCTATCTTGGAATCCAGACTCTAGTCTTGAACTCCTAGCCATAAGCAGACCCTCCTTTCTTTTTTAGATCAAAAACAATAGAATATAGCCTAAAATTTCGGTTATATTCTCCCTCTCATAAAAGGGTATGTTTTACATGCGAAAAATTAAACTTTTGTTTAAGTTTTAGTCGAAATCTGCTAGGTCTCCAAACTTGCAGCCTAGTGCATTTGCCATCTTAATTAGGCTACTAACCGAGGGTGTTGCTGTCCCATTCCTATACTTACTTATAGTTATCTCGGAAATTCCGCTATGCATTGACAGATCTCTTTGTGTCCACCCTTTCTGTCTCAATTGAACTCGTAAAGCTCTCTTGAAATTATCCCGCCATTCTTCTGTCATCACCAATCTCCTTTCTATCACTCTACAAAGTAATCAAAATCGATTAACTCGTCAGGGTCGCATTCAAGGACATAAATAAGATTGACCAATGAACGCAAAGTCGGCATACGTTCGCCTTTAATATAACGACTAATAGTAGCTTCACTCATACCAGTCTCTTCCGCAAGTTCTGCTTGGGTCATTTGGTACTCGATAAGAATATCCCTAAGATTATCGCCAAACTCCTTCAGAAGCTCGACTTCACTAATCGTTCTCATAAAAGTGCTCCTTTCATCATAAAAACTTGAAAATTACCATAAACTTGAAAACTTGACTCGCAGTCAACCCCCCTCAACTATTATTATAAAATTTTATTTTTATTATCTTTTTTCTCTTCGCGCGTAGTTAAAATAGGGGTAAAATAGTGTAAAATAGGGGTAAAATTAAAGTATTGTTTAAAAAATAAAAAATATATATAATAGTTGACCCCACTTGACCGCGAGTCAAGATTGCCTATTTTCTTGACTCAGAGTCAACTTTTAGACCCACTTGACTACGAGTCAAGTCCACTTTTCAACGGTTTTTTGTCAGATATGGGCAACCTTCAACCTCAAATATCGTCAAATCTACTCGGCCAAACCTCAATTTCACCTCAAAAAAATAGGGTCGGTAATTGCTACAAACCCTATTTTTACCCAAATTAGTAGGCAGTTTTGAAGTGATTCATGACTCCGTCGCCGTAAAAGAAGCAATATTCTCTCGGTAAATTCCTGTCTACAATCTCTCCAAGCTTCTCATCAGCCCACAAATTCAACACCTCTTTAGCAATTTCGTACTGCTGATAGCACACCGGAAACCCACTCGAATACCCGTGAAACTGGCTCGGCTGCGTCACGACACCCGCGATTGTACTAGGAAATCTAGGGTCGTCAACGCGATTCAAAATGCACCAAACGACCTTCATCTGCTCCTCTTTCGGACAACCTCTCGCCTCTCCGTACAAAGTTTTAGCAATAAGTACGATGTCGTCCTCACAAAATGGCCTAGAAGGCTGTTTTTCTGCGCTGTAATCGATTTCCTCTACTTCCGCGGCAACCGATACCGCCGGTTCGCAAAGCCCAGAGAGCTCGATATTTGGCGTCTCAGGGGCATATACGAGAGGGCAATAAACCGCATCAACACGAGCAGAAACAACTGCAATCAGTATGATTACGAGAGCGGCGAGTAGGATACGCTGAGCTTGCTTTTGCATCTTGTTCTCCTTTCAAGTTCCACAAAACAAAAAATAGGAGACCGTGTTTCAGGCCTCCTAAATTGTTTAATTTTTGGCAAGTGCTTTGCACACGTCTATAACATATTTAAGTCTGATCCTCTTACGGCGAGGCCACTGCTTGATAGCTGCCGCCACAAGGCCAAGTTTTACAAGAGTTTCAACTCAGTGCCCGAGGTGGTATTCAAATGTATTTCTTGCCTATTGGCGTTGTTAATATCTGTCATATTAAGTCGGCCCTCTTGGATGGCGTCAGCCACATATGTCATGTTTTCCAGGAAATCTATAATCTGGTCACGATCGAATCCGTGTTTAGACTGCAAGACATATTCTGCTATCAGGATTGTGTTCCTCACCGCCTTTGCTTTGGCCTGAGAAATATCAAGAGGGTTAACTTTCGGCTTCTTCTTTTTGGGCTTCATGTGTCGGCCTCTTCTTATTTAACTTCTTTCTTCAGAAGTTCGACTCTGTAATCCCATAGCAGATCACAGATTTCATTAATTTCTGAGTCAGTTAGCGTGTGCATATCCTGGCGCAAAATATCGCGGAGTCTATCGCAATCATTCACGATCTTACAAATCTCAGATACTTTCATTATTTTTCTCCTTTCAACTGCTTTTTCCGAGCCTCATCTATGGCGCGTTCACAAGCTTTCACATTCCTGTCATGCACTTTAGAGTCATAGACTTCTTTTCCGCAATACTGGCAAATGGCGTATTCTTCATCGAACGTAGTCTTAACAGAACCATGCTCGATCTGAACGCGTCGGTGTCCAAAAAATACAGGAACTTTACGAGTGCATCTGATGCAGTAGTTATTACACATTTTCCAATAGCTCGCAATCATCGGTAGATACCCAATGAAAAGTCTTGGAATCAGTTGTAACAAGAAAACGATCCCTAAGTGGGTCTACAAAATATACCTTGGAATCATTCGAACAACCATAATCGTCATACCAGCGCACAAAAATATCAGACATTGTTGTCATTGCCATTCTCCTTTTAAATAATTTCATCAACGTCAGCGAGCTTAACTTCAATATTATCAGGAACTACCCGGGCTTCCAAATAAGACGGAAGGAGAATTATCCCGGTTTCTTTCTGAGCTTTAAGACAATTGAGAATGTTCTGTAGCTGTTCGCGTGGAAGGAACGCGTTGCTTTTAATTATCAAAATATCATCCATTTCGGATCTCCATTTTATGTGGCCATTTGGTCGTCATTAACATAATCGCGATACACGCCGGTCCAGTTTCGATAGTAGTGGCAGCCGATAGAGATTTCGCTAATAAAATCATAATTAGTCACTTTCTTTGACGAAATTTTTCCATCAGGCATCTCTTTAAGTACCCGCGCATTTTCAACTGCTTCGAGAATATCAAGATAGTCCTGCTTATGAGCACATACTTCTCGATGCTCACAGCAAGTGCATAGGGTCTCTTTTACTCCTGCTTCTTTAGGCATCTGCTTTCTCCTTTCACTTCGACTTTTTAAACGAACCCAGATACTCTTTTCGAATATGTAAATAATTATGAGTCTCGTCGATAAACTGGATTTTTGGCGGATCAACTCGCTCGATTCGGTCATCGAATTCGACGATACCAAATACCCGTGAATATTGACCGCCCGGATTAGAGCCAACCATTATGCCTGGAAAAATTACGTCGCCATATTGCTCCCAGCAATGGAAATATCCAAGCTCTTTACCCACTTTGCATAACCTGAGCTCTTTCTTAACAGTAATGTCACTCAATGACGCCATTACTTTTCTCCTTTCAAAATATCAACCGCTTCTAAGATTCGACCCTTGATAGAAATTAAATGATCACGCAGCTGCTCCATTTCCGGAACAAGGCCGATGTAGCCGGCAAGAGTATCAAGACTATTGCAATCGTCCGACAGATCTTCGATTAATTTCTTATGCTTCATTTTTCTCCTTTCCCGTAATCAACTCACTATACGGCAAACTCTCAATCCAGTCACAGAAGGTATGCCACTCGTCGAGCTTGTGGTTCCGACGGGACTTATAAATATTCGCCAGAACCTCGTAGTTCAGCATAACTGTTCGGCGCTGGTTGTAAGAGCTCGGAAGAAGCTGAATCATCTGCCACCAACACCATTTGAGTCTTTCTGCCCCAGCATCGATTTCTTTTTGATGAAGGTACTGATTACGCCACCAATTTAGCCCTTCTATAGTATCGAGAAGAATTCCAATGGAGGTTTTAAAATCGCCATCATAAGGATCAGCAGCGTGGTTCTTTACGCACTCAAACTCATCGTCCAAATGTTCATGAGAGAAATCTTCTAGCGTAAACTCTTTTGCTGCAATCTTATGCATGGTGCTGCAGGAGTTTGCAACAGTTCCGACCTTATAGGTATCGAACTCCTTCCACCAATACAGCGGGGCAGTAATGTCAAGATAGACAGTAATCATCCGCATGAACTTGCGATGATCGGTGCCAGCGTTGCGAAGACGAGTCATGAGGTCGAGGTCATTGCTCTCAACAAGATACATCTGTTGCATGGCTTTCTCGGATTTATTGCACATGCTGTCATACTGGCAATATTGGCAAGAGCCTTCGATCGGAGGATGGTCATATTCAGAACAATATTTGCTATCACTCTTCTCCCAAGAGTTCTTCGGATTCCGCATTCCACGGACGGCGGCCTCCCAGCCCATGACTTCAGCGTTTTCAATTTTAAGCATTATTCAGTTTCTCCTTTCAAAAAATAAGAGAGAACGTGTGACTTTTCGATGCCACAAAGGTTATAACCTCGGCTTTTTTCCTAATGTAATTAGTACTGAATTTCTCCCATTCTCTCATAATACAATATGTAAATTTCGCGTTACCAAACTGTAGAAGTCATGGCATACCCTTGGGCCTCGAGAACACGGCGTGCGCCTTCAACACTATAGTCATTTACAATAATGTCAAGGACACAGTCGCCATCTTCATAGGCTTTAATCTCGTAATTACCAGTATATGCTTCCATGACTTCAAAAGTTTTATTCATCGCTTTTTACTCTCCCATCTTAATGAATATGCCGTATTCGCCGTCGTCGCCAGCAAGAGTTTTGCCAGCAAAAAGGGCGACAATATCCATTGCTGAAAGCTCGAATGTGGTGTTCCCCCAGCACGACATGTGCGACTCCACTTCTTCTTCATTGTTGCAAATAACTAAACTATTCATTGCATTTCTCCTTAATTGTCATCATCGTCATCTATATCCGTCAGTTCGTTCAACCTCGAAATAACATACACAGCTCCATTTAGCCACTCCCCCGAGTGACTTGTAATCTGCTTTTTAATATCATCGCAGACTCTCTGACGGATATTAAACTCGCGTGCACGTCCAGCATAATACCCGATGCCAAAAAATGCAGAAGAGAATGGCAAGTATAAAAATAACAAACAAAATCTGATAAGCAATCGTCATAATTATTACTCCTTTCTAGGCACTGCATCAGACCATTCCCATTGTTTTTCAATGAGTTCGTCTATTGCATTAGTATCCGGATTGGAACTAGGATAAGTCCGAATATCATTGTCCGATTTGCCCATAAAATTCATAGCTGCTTTGATCTTCCTATCATAGCTCCATGCATGCGGGCACCTAAATTCGTTCAGCTCGCAGAAGCAGCACATGCTTCCCTGAGTCAGCACCCAACAACGATTAGCAAGAGCCTGGCAGTCATTAGTCAGACTCTTCTTAAGTTCTTCGCAATAGTTTTTTGAGTCGTGGAGGCTCTCATGAAGAAGATTTACTTCACTTCTCAAATGCTCATTTTCTTTGGTTGCATCTGACTCCATCTTCTGGCGGAATTCATCAAGATTCATTGTTATTCTCCTTATTAATAATATTGATCTTGTATCCGAGTTCCTTCTCGATTTCTTCGATTGTCATATTGTGAACGGCGGGTTTGACCAGATTATCGACAACGCAAACATCGTTCATCATCTTGCCGCTCATCGGATTCCAAAAGTTTCCTCTATGGACAGCTACTTCATTAGCGATAAGACTAATGGTCAGCTCGCCGTGCCCAAAACGGTCAGAACTAAATTCTTCTGGAGGCAACTTTCCGCAGAAGAAAGGAAATTCGATTTTTGGATAATATCTTACATGAATACCGGACTCGTCTTCATACTCATATTTGAGCTCAATATACCAAGTGCCGTCTTCATCCTGGCACGTTACTGCATCCAGAAGCTTCACGTTCTCGGCTTTGAAATTGTTCTTAACAGTAAAATTAGTCATTATTTTTCCCTCTCCCCTCTTTGACCGGAATATCAAGCTTATCCCAATAAGCCAACGGAATATACTGCATACAAAGGCCGCTCGGAAGTACGATGGCTGCAAGGAAAAGGTTATCTCCGCAGAAGCTTCCGCTCAATGTGAACCGACTCTTCCAAGCTTTTCCAGCAAACTGATTCGCAAGCCCAATAAATACAGAACGATGTTCATAAATATTAGGCGCATAAGATCTGAGAATGCCTTCAATATCCTCGATACGAAGTTGATTCTTGAATTTAACTTCATAATATGTGAAACCCTCCAGACTTTCGGGTTCGCCGAATGTAATATCATAGCTCTTCATTTTATTCCTCCATCGGCTCATCTTCGCGCATCTCAGGTACTACCGGCATGAGACTGTCGATTGCGTCCATAATAGTAGCCATGCACTCCGGGCAGCAGTCGGTTACATCTCCAGAAAAATATGTATCATCTGCACATACATTAACAAGCATAATACCGCTTGGCTTGAGCTGGTTATCTCCAGAATTATAAGTTTCATAGAGCCTTCCACAAATATCGCACTTTTTAGCAAGAGCCATCGTCTGCTACCTCCTTGCCAAACATTTCTGCGAGATCGATTTTCTTATTACGAGCATCCCGCATGATTCGGCAAACCTCGCCCTCAGTCTTGGCTTTCTTGAGTTTAGCCACCACGACAGGGCCATACAAGAGTTCTCTTGCGGCAATGATGGCGTCGCGTCTGTACGACTCGAAATAGGGTTCAGTAACCATTACTTCTTACCTCCTGCGTTGAGGATGATCGCGGTGAGACATTCTCCGGCCATACTTACCGCCTCTTCTCTGGTGAATCCGTTCTTCAGGAGCGAATCCCTGAGCAAGCCTACCATTTCAGCCATTCCTCCGATTGCTTCAATGAGTCCAGTCAATGGGTCTTTCATAAGTATTCTCCTTTCACTTTTCTTTTGATTTCCAAAACACAGGTTTATGCGAATTCTCATTCATTGGATTGGCGAGGCAATCATTGCACGGGTCGTTCACCTCGCTAGTTCCGCTGTACTTGCACGAGCTGCAATACTCGTCAAAATATACCTCAAGTTTGGTGTCTTCCATTGTCGTCCTCCTATTCTCTGTAATCGTCGTAGATCTCCAGGAAATATGCCCCCTGGTCAAAGTCGTACCAAAGGATAACCTGCTTATCGAGATCCGCCGTAAGCTTGAGAAGATCATCCAAGTCTTTCAGCGTGATGTATGGCCATGAGCGTCTTGGCTCACCGATTACCTCAAAATTGTAATCTCTCAGGATCGGGTATCTGTCGATAATTTCACGAGTACCGTAGTATTTGGTAGACAGGATGTGTACTTTCATTTACTTCTCCCCATAGAAATGTCTGTAGAACGTAGACCGATGCCAACGGCAGCCGTTATCCCATTCGAAATTGTGGTTGTGGGATTCCTGAACCCAGTCTGCATCCGTCTGTCTGAATGCCTTGCTAATAGCCATGAGAGTTAGCACGGCCCCAAGGAAGAACCCGAGAAGGCCGATAAGAATATAAAGCAGGATAGTGGTCCACATAGTAATTTTCTCCTTTCACAAAAACAAAAGAGAAGAGGACCTGAATTAGACCCTCTTCTCGTAACCTGTTACGGTTCCACTTTGTTACCGAACGCGATAAACTTTTTGACCTCAATAATAGCTCCACTAGGATCAGCCAAACGATTCTCTCCCAAATGGCCATCAGCCGCCGCACGGCAAACATCGTCATGTGTCATCAGGGCATAGTGATTGCACTCAGACATGGCCCAGCAGAGGTCGTTGTTGAATTGGTCCAATCCCACAACCGCCTCCTTGTAGGCCTTCGTCTTGTTGCGACATACTTTAATCCCCTTAACTCCGACGACCGTACAAACCGTGCCAGCGACCACCATTGCACCAATGGCGATCTCACGCTTGTGATCCTTCACGAATGCTTTGAATTTTTCTTTAGTCATAACGCATCTCCGAATATAAAGTAGTAACCTTTCGGTTCCATAATAGGCTGCGATTTTTTCGCGTTTACCAATTCACAAATTTCCGCTCATTAAATTGCTTCTTCTGACTAAGCGCTTTGCTTATTGCGAGGTCGATTCCGGATCTGGACTTGAAATGGTAATAATATAAATCTCGGAATGGGGTGTTAAGTCGATCAATACGTCCGGATGCTTGAGCTATCACCTTATAGGAATAGTTTTGGCTGTAGAACACAATGGTATCCGTTTTAACGCAGTTCCACCCTTCGCAGCCGGCTGTATACTGTACCAGGTACACCCAGTGTCTTGACTCAGGGATTGGCTGATGCAAGTGACCGTTCCATTCAGCGATTTTGCAATTATCTCCATAATACAATCCTTTCAAAATATCAAGCTCGTAATCAAAGTTGTAGAACACAATTATCTTAGGATGCTTTTCTGCAAGTTCCATTAGAGCGACCTGTCTAGATTCGTCCTCGTTCACGATTCGTCTTAGGACATAGCAAAGACCAGAAGCTTGCTGGATAGGCTCGTCCTTAAACGGGTCCCACCGAGTTCTCACGGCTTCTTTATACTTCGAAATATCATACTTAATATAAACGTCTTCATGATGAGGAACTGTATGCCTGGAGAAATCCATGTCGATTAGAATCTGATTTCGTAGTCTGATAAGACGGCCCGTGTTGATATAACGATCAATTTTTGGATACTTAGTATAGCGAGAATATATAACGTGCTCGTTTATGAACTCTGTTTTATTCCTATAGAAACCGTTCGCCACGAATACAGGAATATACTGCTCCCAAGTGTCCCCAGGGGTTGCTGAGAGGATAATCCAGTCGTTCTTGCGAGCAATATTCAGAAATGTCTTAACCCAAGTCCCCTTGCCCGTTACGCGATCTTCGTCAAATATAAAGAATGCTCCATGGACGTCTTTGTATTTTTTGATGTTGTTCCATGAATCTACAACGATCTTGTTAGAATATAACTCGTTCTTATCGGCATGGGTGGATAAAAGAAAATTGGCAAGTTCTCCTTCCCATTCAAGTGAGTCACGCTTCATAGCCGTTGTGACTATATACAGATCTTTCGGGTTTTTCATCGGAACGTAGTCGGGGTCTATACTACCGCCTTGTTCTTTAAAGTAGTAATATAAACCAGTCCTACTTTTTCCGCTGCCCACGCCACCATTAAGGATGCAGCCAATGCGCATTTTATTGACCGCGTCCATTTGGTAATCGTAGAGAAATGGCTCGCTCATTTCTTAGGCTTCCATTCGTCGCCATTGATGCACGGCTGAGAGCATGCGCACCAACACTTACTGCCGGACTCCATATTGTGAACGCAGCTACGACACATGCGCTCGATCTTTTTACTTTCATTGGTGCCCAGGCCAAGCATTTTTCTGATATCATTGGACAACTGTCCAGCGTCAATGGTGACAGTAATGCCGTTCGGTTCCTCATCAGGCAGCCACTTCTTGAAGGTATTGTAGTAGTTGCCTTCGTTTCCGAGAGCCTTTTTCGCAATAGCTATCGCCAGGCCCTTCTCATTATCGTAACTGTCACACGGGCCACGCTTCACAACTGTTTTAGTGTTATCAGTCCAGAAGACGATCGTGGCAGGATCGTGGAAGATAACGTTTTTGATGGACGGGGTCCCGTAGAGTTTGTTCAATTTCGATCTCTCCTTAACGATCTGGTTCATCGAGTCAATGTCATGGCGAATGTAGTTTTTGACGAGGTCGTTCACGGGGTCCTCACTGACTTTCTCAAGAGAGCACTCGTGGAACCAGTACAATTCAAGCTGGGAGGTCGGGTTAGGGCCTGCATCGAGACGCAGCCCGATTCCGCTATGGGTAGACACATACTGGACTGTGCCGATCTCATAGAGTACCTCATTAATCGGATACCTACCGCGCTTAACAACCTTGACTCGATCGCCAACACTGAAATTCATTTTCATAGTTTTCTCCTTTCGATTTTTGAAAATACAACTTATTTCCTACCAAAGCGAATCATATCCGCTTCAATACGCTTCACCTGATCGTGCGCTTCTTTGAGAGTGCACTCATGAATATCTTTGTAGAACACCGTAGCATCTACCCGATCACCATACCTGAGGAAATCAATAACGCTGACGCTCTTAACAGGGACCAGGCTGCCAAGCCCGATCCAACTCTTAAGAGACCCCTCTCCGAAAATATCATCCAAGATGCGAAGCTTGTGCTCGGGGAAGACCCGTCCACTCAAGACTGCTTTGTAGTAAACCATGCTGCCTCTCCTTTCAAATATCGCACATATATTTCCCACGCCCAGGGACTTATTTTTGGTGCTCCTGACGGGATTCGAACCCGTACGAGTTTCCTCGGCAGATTTTAAATCTGATGTGTCTACCCATTCCACCACAGGAGCAAATATAAATCGGCCGTTTCCTCTTTTCTCGAACCAGGGCCCTGGCCGAGTTGACCTTACTGGACATTTAACCGGGCATGTGAAGCCGGCACCGATTGCGGGCCACTCTGGTACTCTAAGAGTGAGTGGGGTAAGGAACTAGCGCTACCTGTTCCCGGCACAGCTAAAACCCGCTGCTGTGTCTAATTGGTGGGCCGTCAGGGGCTTGAACCCTGGACCTGATGATTATGAGTCAACTGCTCTAACCGACTGAGCTAACGACCCCAGCAAAATAAAGAGAGGAACAAGCAACCCAATTGAGCTACTTGTTTCCTCTCATATGAAGTTTACTCTTCAGGATACTCCTCATCTGCAAATCTGTCGCGAACCTTCTGCGTGACTTTGATGCCCTGCAAATATGCGGTGCGGCCATACTTCTTATCGGCTCCAATCGGACCCCAGTCGTACGGACGAATATCCAGGTCAACGCTGTCGATCTCAATATGATCGAGGCAGGAGATGCTCTCCTCATCGAGTTTGTTCTTGACACCCTTAGTCACAAGCCAGCAGTTCGGACCGCGGTCGTTGAATTTAACCTTGACGTTCATGTACATGAACGGGCTGTCTTCCTCATCGCGAGGTGGCTTAACTTTGACATTCCATCCATCCTCTTTGAGAATGTCGACAAGAGGCATGAGTTCTTTGGTGTCAGGATGCTCGGCCATGCAGTCCGGGATTACGAGCGCGAAGTTTCTGTCACCCTCTCGATTGTACTGACTGGCCTCGCCAGAGAAGTTCTTATAAGTGATTCTGGCATCGTCGATCTGAAGGATACCTCTAGGTGCGAAAGTGATATTCATGTTTTTTTACATTCCTTTCATAAATATAGTTTGAATAAAAGAAAGAGGAAGACACTATGTTTCAAGTGCTTTCCTCTTTTGACTAAATGATTTGAATTCCTTCTCTTGTAAGGATATCTCTGAAAATGATGCAAGATTCGATAGTGTTCTTCTTGATAGATTCCCTATAATCGCCATAGAGTCCGTGCCTATTGTCGATAGCGTACACATGCTCGATGCTGCCGTTCTCAAACATCAGCAGCTGAGCTCGCATACGCAGCTCTGTGATAGACATGAACTCACTCTCGATATAGCTGTATCTAAGACACTTGTACTTCTTGTCAGGTCCAGAAAGTCCATAGAGATAAATTTGTTTCATTGTTCATTCCTCCTTTTCATAAAGGAGTATGTATTTCTTGCGTCTACCGTACGTCGAATTGCGTCGACTCATTCCACGGCTCCTCTGGTGTCTCCCAAGGCGGAATATCATCGTAGGGGTCATCGGACACGAACTGCTCGAAATCACCATACTGCGAGATAGCGTCAACGGCATCATCAACCAGTTTTCGGTAATATGAGTGGTCGACGTCGGCCTCTTTGCCGAGTTCTTTAACCATCTCAGACTCTAACCAACGGTACCCCTTAGCTCCTGTTGCCGAGTCGTATTTTATGTTGCCATCTGCATCTTTGGCTTCACGAAGGAGTTCGCCGCCACCGCAGCCAGGCTTGATCGGGCAGAACAGACCAACCTTCCCCACAAAGTGATAGCTGTGCTCTTCTTCCGAAAGGCCTTCGTTCATGTCCAAATATAACGCTGACTTGACTTCCTTTGTTTCGCACAGGTCTGCAAACTCAATAGGCTCTTTGCTGAACAGAGTCTTGAACACATACGGAACTGCGAATTGCTTACCCGTGACCGTCCAACCGCCGTCTTTTTCTTTGGCAATATAGTCTGCGTCATTGATTTGACACATGCGGTCATACGTAGCCTCATGTTCAAACGTATAGCCGTATTGGTTCGCAAACTTCATGCAGAAATCGATGATCTCTGGGGTTGCATCTGCGATCTTGATGGAATCCGTCTTAATTGCTACGATCTTAAAGCCGCGACTTTCAACCTCATCCTGAAGGGTTCGCATAAATAAAGCTCCGCGCAGGGCAACAATGTTGTTTTTATTCCTAGGATCTCGGAATGGGTTATCAAATTTAGCAGCAGTTAAGCCATACACACTATTAATCGCGATTTTAAGAGCCTGAGCCAAATCTTTAGCCGTGGACTCGTCACCCAAATATGGAGCAAGTTTTCCGTTCAGCATCGTTCTCGCTGTATCGAAGTCCTTGTGCTTGATAGCAATACGAGCGTCCAGAATATCCGTGAAATTTTTTGTATACTCACCAAAGCAATTCATAGCCCTGATAGAATTTGGGTGTAGAGACGCCACGTCCAACAACGCGACGTTTATATAGATGCCAGGATTCGAGATGATGTACCCGCCGAAACCAACGTCAGTGCCTCGATACATATTGTGTGGGTGGTTGTCTTCTCCGAATTCGACGAACTCGTACCCAGGGAATGCCCCTGACAAATCCGTATAGACGAGCTTCGGGTGCTTCTCCTTGCCAAATATGATCTTGGTAGTCAGGCTGTTCGTAGTGTCATTTACTGAGCCGTCCGCCAAGTTAGCAAGAATCTGCCGTGCTGTAAAGTCACCTTTCAAATGATGGAACACTTCTTCGGTCGCTAACACGTCGTTGTCGCAATACTCCGCCACCTTAAACCACAGTTCTTCAGGAACTGGCTGATCCCATGGCAAGCCGAGCTCCTGATGGTGAATACCGAGTTCGATCTCCCATTTTTTCAGCGACTGTTTCTTAGCCGCGAAGTCATACACATCAGTGTACGAAATATTGTATGCCTCCCCGAAGAAGCAATTCCGATTCTCGCCTTTTTTGGAGTTAACGATTTTTTGCGAGAGATTATAAAGCTGTTCGTTCGTGTAGCCCATCAGGCAAGCGTAGAGCATGTGATTGTCGTAGCGACGGCAGTTAAATCCGACCAACTTGTACCTGATAAGCTCCTCAATATCCGCAGGCTTCGGGTTGATCATTCTTACGACTTTCTGCCCTTCTCCTTCCCTCTTCCAGTTCACTAAGAAGAGATTAGGAAACACCTCAACGTCATAGAATATCAATGAGGAATCTTCGCCATCTACCGGAGCCGCAGGGTCATCTGATTTGAACTTCATCTTGTTCACTAGTTTGATACAATAATCAGCCTGATTCGTACTCTGAGCAGCGAATGCAAATACCGCATTTTTCATGTCTGATACATCGTAATTCATCCCGCCAGAATATGCGTCCTCCAAAATCTTGTAAATGAAATCAACATTAGACTTTGTATTAGGATGAACTTCCTTGGCCAGACATTTTTTTATTGTCTTGCGTAGTCCTTTTTCGTTTTGCACAACATCTTTGTTTATCATCTTATCCTCTGCTTTCAATGGTAACCCAGAGCTAATGGTAGCGATTGGCAAGTCATTGCATTTGGTGACCTTTCGCCTCAGCGAGCTTTTTCCACTAAATATCTTTATCTCGATATCCTCGTCGTACACTCGACTAAGTTTGGATACGTCACCCGTGTAAATATACTCAAGGTGTATGCCCTGACCACTCTTGCTCAATTCGGCGTATGTAGCCGGCCACTTACTGGCTGCTTCGACATTCTTTTCAAATGATTTATTTTCGTTCTCGTCCTTAAGATCGAAGTCGACAGTGATCAAATCTTCCGGTCCCAACACATAATGGAGCTTTGAAGTGTCAATATCGGAAAGCTTAGTCTTGCAGTCGTCCCATTTCGCACAAGGCGTTTCTTTTTGGCTGGCATACTGCGCAGGGTAGTCTGACAACATGTCATCGAGTATGCTTTTTTGCGTTTTGAATTCAAGCCAGCTTATTTTGTTTTCTGCATTTTTCCCTCCGCGCTTTTTTTCAGTTTCGAATTTGTCAACTCTAAACCCACTGTAGTAACTCTTGACTGTAGATCCGTCATCGAGGTTGAAGTTCTCCTCGTATTCTCTGAAGTAGTTCCTCAGTTCCTCCTTAAAAGTTCTGCGAGAATATGGGTACTGTACCTTAGCATCGTCGCAGTAGGTTTTGTACATCTCCCAAGCTGCTTTCAGAGTCGTCCCATCTTCTCGCTTGAACACATGATATGAGTCGATTACAAAGTTATAGAAATCATTCGACGCGCCCATCATTTCAGTTGGAACATAATCGTCATAATAAGCAGGGTCTTCCAAATATACTTCTTTGCAGTGGTATGCAATTGCACCGAGCTCGAAACTGATTTGTTTCATAGTCCGCTTGTACTCTTGCATCGACAATTTATTGCCCGAAGGGTGAACGTCAATCAGTCGTCTCAGCAAACCAGACTTGCCATCCGTGATCTTAACCGGTTTGTTCGTTCCCATGAACAGAAACGCTTTGAAACGATTTTCGTAAGTGCTCTTAAACTTCTCATT